TTAAAGCCGCTGGTGTCCATCCCTGCGATTTCAGCGAAGCGGTCTAGCTCCGGGCCGTTCTCACCCACGATCCGCACGATGTCATACAGCCACGTGCTGAGGTTGGTGCCCGCGCGCTCCGGTGCAAAGCCTAGCGATAGCGCCGCCGCCGCCAAACCTGCGATCTGCGGCTCAGCCAGCCCCGCGGCGGTGCCTGCCCCAGCGATGCGCTGCGACAGTTCGAGGATGTCTTTCTCGGTCGTGGCCGTGTTGTTTCCTAGCCACACAATCGCAGCGGTGAATCCTTGTAGCTCGGTTTCGAGGTCCATTCCCGTGATGTTGGCGAACTGCGCCACCATAAACGCGGCTTCCTCGCCCGTCATATTGGTCGCCACGCCCAACAGCGCCATTTGTTCTGTAAACATCACAATGTGTTCGGTCTTAACGCCCAACTGCCCCGCCGCTTCTGCGATGCTGGCGAGTTCAAAGTGAGCGTTTTCAAGCGCGCTGACGGGGCTGTCGGCGCTGGTGGCAAGGTCGCGCAGACCGCGTTCCAGGTCGCGCAATTCTTCGTCGGTGCCTTCGACGGTCTTGCGCACGCCCGCAAACGCATCTTCCCACTCGATGGCCGTCTTGACTGCGTACCCGCCGACTAACGCGATGGGCGCGGCCATCAGCGTCAGTTTTGAGCCGAAGCCGCGCAGCTGCGCGCCCGTCTTCTGGACTTTAGTGCCAAGCGTGCCAATGCCGCTCGCCGCATTCTTAATGCCCGCTTGAAACTTGGCGTCATCAAGCGTGAGCTCAGCGTAGAGACTGGCGACTTTCTGCCCAACGCCCATCAAGGACTCCTGTTACGCGGCGCTTTCGGGTTGCGAGCTTTGTCCTGTTGAATCGCCCGATTTGCGCGCCACACTTCGATTAGATCGCATTGGTCCGGATATGGGATGTCGTCCCATTCCGGCGGGGTGATATGCAGCCACTCACACATACGCACCCGCAAAATCCGCCACGCCTCGTCTTCGTCAAACGTCACCGCGCTCGTTTGCGAGGCCGGATTGTAGGACAGGTGCGCAAGTATGAGTGACTGCGCTAGTTTCCCGATACGCTTTCGGGTTGGCGTGCCTCTGCCGCCGCCTCTTTCAGTTCTTCCAACTTGTCAGCGCGCAGCCAGTCCCACCAGTGATCATCCTGGCACGTCAAGCCCTCCGGCGCATCCCCGACCAGCCAGTCGCGCGGTACATACACCACCTGCGCCAGCGCGCGCCGCTCGATGTCGTAAACCATTGCATCGAACTGCGCCATCAGCGCGTCAAAGGTGGCGTCGTCCAGGCTGGCGGCGTCGTCCAGTTTCGCGCCCAACCGCTGCAACCGCATTTGGAGCATCTGGATCGCCTTCTGCTCTTTGCGGCTGTAGTTGCTGTAGTCAAAGCGCGGCTTGTCCTGCACCTGGTCGCTCATTACGGCCACACTCCACCCGCGTACATATCCGTTGTGGGCGCGGCGGCGGCTTCAAGCGAGATGTCCCACACTACCGCGTCTTTCGTTACCGAAACGGTATGCGGCGCGCCAGTCACAATAAAGCTCTGGACGTGCTTGGGCTTGCCGGTTGTGGCGCCTTCCGGCCCATACGTCAGAGTCACCGCCTTACCCATGCCGAACAGCGCCATGATCGTGCTTGCGTTGCTGTCGTCATAGCCGATTTGGATCGACGCGCTGGTGTCCTTCAAGCCCGCAGCGCGCGCGATGTGTGTTGCCCCTGCCCCGCGCGTCACGTCCACCGTCGCGACTGACGGCGAGAGCGTTACGTTGATGAAGTAGCTATGAATCTCCGTGCCGTCGATGTCCAGATAGACATTATTGCCGTTGTACTCTGCCATCTAGATTGCCTCCATCACCAGCCGGAAACGTGCGCCCTCGTGAAAGAGCATCTTCGTTTCCGTGATTGGCTCTGTGTACGAAACGAAATCCTCACGGCTGACCGTCTTGATGTCCCACGACGCGCCGCCGCTGAGCGCGTCGCTGTTGTCATAGCGCCCCCGGTCGTTTAGCGCGTCCGCAATCAACGCGGACGCCTCGGACGCCGACTCAGCCGTATCGCTGACCGCCTTGACGACAATCACGATTTCCACATCCGGCGCGCGCCAGCGGTTTTGCTCTGCGCCGCCGCCGAACACCAGCACCACGTACGGGAACGGCCACCCGCTCAGCCCTTCGGACCAGCGCACGCGGTTTCCCCAGGGGCCGTTTGCCGCAATGAGTCGGTCGCGTATGGCCGCTTGCGCTGCGTAGACCGGCGACTCGCTCATTTGACTATCCCGAAGCGCGCCGCATCCGCGCCAAGGCGCGCGCGCGTGCGCTCTACTTCCGGTCCCACATGCGGGCGCGGTGCCATGCCGCGCGTGTTGCCGAACTCAAGATGCACCGCGTAGTCTACGCTGGTTCCGATACGTCGCGTATTGTTGCCGTCACGCTCCCACGTGTAGGAGTTGATCAGCGTGCCCGTGTCGATATTCGGCGGGTCGCCCGGTCGTGACGCGATATGCGTCTTGCCCTTGCGCCGGTACGCGCGCCCCGGTGACTGCTGCTGAATGCTCAGCTTGATCCCGTTGACCATCGTCTCTGCCTCAGCGTCCAAAAACAGCCCGATATTGCGCGGCGTCTTGTCCGCCAGCGCGCGCAACACGCGGTCATCGACGGTGATTTTCAGATCGGCGCTCATGGTACCTCCGGCATGACATACACCTGCGTTGACACCTCGTCCGTCAGCCCCGCGACCGCGCCATTGACCAACCAGCGCGTGCCGTCGCTGTCGAGCGTGATGCGATGCTGCACGTCAATCGCCGTGCCTGCTGGGAGCACAACACGATACTCCTGCCCTAGCTGCGGCTGGTCGCCGGCTAGCAGCAACTCGCCGCGCTGCGCCCCGACCGTGATCAGCCGGCAGCGCACGCCCGTTGCGACCACCTCCCACGTGTTGAGCGGTGCGCCCGCGCGGTCCACCGCGTCGCTTAACTGCTCGATGGTGCAGGTGTCCGTCATCAGCGATTCGGCGGCAGCGCGCATCTGCGCCAGTACCGCGCCCTGTAGCTTAAGCATCGGCCACCCCGTCACCGTCATAGTCGGCGTCGCTGTTCTGGTCGCTGTCCCAGCGGTACGTCATCACCGCTTCGGCGCTGACCGCTGCCACACCGAACTCGCGACGCTTCTCGGCCAACAGCGCCATGTACCCCTTACGCGCTTCTGCATTCGACACCTGCAACCAGTCGGCGCGGAAGTCCGGGCGACTAAGCTGGCTGATGATGTACCGGAGGCACGCGACCACCGCGCCGCCCACACTCCCCTCGGAGGCGATGAGCGCGTTGATCGTTTCATCCGCCAGCCACGCGCCGTCCTCGTCGGTGTCTCCAATATGGAAGCGCACCTTATCTAAGTCCGTCGCGAGGTTGCCCACCCAGGTAAACGTCATTGCCAGCCCCCGGTATAGTTGCACACGAGGCTGAGCGCCACGGCTGCCAGCAACAGCAGCAGCCAGAGCAGCGTGATCAGCCGGTCGCGCGCCTTGTCGGACATCATCACATCGTCAAGACGCAGATGTGCAGCGTCAGGTCGTTGGCGTCAGCGTAAGTCGGCGTGGCGTCGCACACCAGGCGGAAGAACAGCTTGCCCGCCGGGAGCGAGTCGAAGATGATTTCGCGCTCGGTCTTGCGGTCGATGCCCGCCGCCACGATGCACGCATCCGCCCCACTAGCGTCATAGTCTGCCGCCGCCAGTTCGATGCAGCCCAGCGTTTTCAGCCAGTCCGCCTCAGTTGGCGCGAACGACGCCGCGTCTGCGATGGTCGATGGCTCGTCCCGGTAGACATACAGGCGCAGCGCCGCCTTTTCGTCGTCATCGTCTACAAGGCGCACCCACGCGATATAGCCCCCGCCCGAAAACTGCGAGATTTCTTCGCTAACCAGTGTGCCGCCAATGACATCCTCTGCGGTGTACGCAGAGGTGGACACGGTGATCGGCACTTCTACGATTTGCGGTCGCCAGTGTGGGAGCATGAGTCCTCCCCCTTACGCGATGGTCGCGTTGGTTTTCGCCAGCACGTACCACTCGCCCTGATAGGCCACCACAACCAGGCCGTTGCCAATGGCTGCGCCCAGCGTCGCCTCATCACCGGCCGTGTCCGCCGCGTTGAAGCCGATGTCCGTCGCGGTGATGGTGTGCGCCTGTGCCGTCGTGCTCACGATGTACAGGATTTTCCCGTCATCGGTCGTTGGCGTCGGCGCGGCCAGCGTTGCCGCTACCGCTCCGTCTGCCTTCGTCAGCAGCACCACGCCCGACTTGATGGTGATCGGGCCGCTCGCAGCAAGTACCTGCGTGGGCAGCTTGACGCCGCCGGTCAGGTCGCCGGTCACGTTACCCGTGATGTCACCGATCACATCACCGGTGAACGAGTCGGCGGCAACGTCCGTGAAGTTCGTGTATTCGGTCATCATGCCTCCTTCGTGGAGGGGCGAGTCACCCCGCCCCACTCACGTTACGGGTTGCAGCCGTAAATCCAGCGATAGTCGTCAAACCCGAAGCTGTAGCGCATATAGCCGCGATAGCGCCACACAAGATCGAACTGGCTTGCCGGGTCCACCATGAACTCCGGCTGCACGCGCCAGTACCAGTTGAGGTACATCTGCGACATGCGCGAGTCGATCAAAAACCACGCATTGGAGTCGGTCAGGTACGGAGACACCACCACGCGCAACCCGCGCTGGCTGTTAGCGTCATTGTTCGCCGTGCCGGACTTCGCTTCCGACTGCGTGATCACGAACGCTTCTTCGGACAGACCGACAGGTACCAGCAGCGTATCAGGCACAACCGGGAACTCGTTGCCCAGCGGGTCTTTTAGCTCCATCATGGCCTCGCGCACCGTCACGACATTGGCGTGTGACAGCGCGAGCGCCTGAAAGTTGCTCTGATGCGTGCCATTAGTCGGGCTGTAGTCGTGGTCAGTCGAGCAGAGCGCCACGCCATCCGGCCCCGCGTAGTTGTTATCGAAGGCGTTGTTGAACACGCTAGCCCGCGCCCGCGCGATGTTGCGCGCGAACGACATCCCGAAGCTGCGTGTCTTGCGATTGATAATCGCCCACTTGTCATCGTCAATCAGCTTGCGCTCAATCGAGAGGCCCAGCGCGTATTCCTTGTGCGTGTAGGTCTTGCCCCACAGCGGCTCGCTGGTGCCGTACTCGATCTTGCCCTTGTACTCCTGAACGTCGCTAACGCCGCTATCCCCGTGATGGTCTTCGGTCGCGTCGTTTGACTGCGCCACGTTAAAGAACTGCGCAAGATCGTCCGGCACTTCCAGTTCCGACACGAAGATGCTGCGCAGCGCAACATCCATTGAGGTGAAGGCTTCGTAGCTATCCCGTACAATCGTCATCTCTCACCTCGCCTACACGGTATCATTGTCCAGAACGCCGATGTCAAACGCCGTGAACAGCACGTAGACCTCGGTGTTGGACTCACCCAGCATCAGAATCTGCAAACAACCCGTCGCAGCGTCGCCCACGTCTACCGTCTGATCGGCGTTGATGTCATACGTCTTGGCGGCCAGCACGTGCGACGTTGCATCAGCGTCTGCCGTCGCGCGCCACACTTGCCCCGGCTGGATGATCGCCACGCGCACCAGCGTGCCCGCCGGCGCGCCGTCGCTGGCTTGCGCCATTACGCCCGCCACCGACGCACACGACGTGCTGCGCTTGGTCACCGCGCCAGAGTTCAGATACACCAGGTCGCCCACCGCCAGCGTCTGCGACGCGGCCACCGGAAGCGGCAGAATCGCCGGGCCGGTGTTGCGGTCGCTTGCCAGATGAAAGGCGTACTCAAAGTTCGCCATGATTTACCCCTCCACTTAGGGTCGATTGATTCTGCCTTTTGCGAACTGTTCCGGCGTCAAGTTCAGCCGCCGCGCCACTTCACGCTCAATGTCGCTCATCGTGGTCGAGCCGCCGTCACCCCGCGCCCCTGCATCCATCGCAGGAGCCAGCGGGCGCATCAACTTCGACTCGTTAGCGTTTAACCAGTCCAGCGTTTTGCGCGGGTCGCCAAAGTCTGGCACCAACCCGCGCACGTCTTCGGGTAAGCGCTCAATGCGCGCCGCTACCGTCGCTTCCAACGCCTCGCTGATTTCCTTGACGCGCGCCGCCAGCGGTTTAAGCTCGGCAATCTCTGCCGCGCGCTGCTCCGCCAGCGCCTTCCATTCGTTCTGTTCGGCCAACCGCTGCTCTTGCGCCTGCTGTTGGCTGGCGCGCAACTGCTCCAACTCCGCTTTGAGCGCCTTCGCAAGGTTGTTCACCTCGTCAAAGCGCGCCTTTGGGATCATGTGCTGTTGCTGCTGCGCGTCGGTGTTTTCCGTCTCCGCAGACGATGCGCCTTGTGCGCCGGTATTGGTTTCGTCAGCCACCGCTAGCTCCTTCGTTTCGAGTTTTACGTGCAAACGGCACGAATGTTTGCGCCGCGCTTACGCGCGCAGCTTGCCATCCTGGTAGATTTCGACGGTCCACGTGCCGCCGTCGAACGCTCCCCACACTTCCCACGCGCGCCACTTGTCCAGCAACACGCGGTCACCCGCCACCGCCTCAGCAGGCAGCGCGGCCATCAACAGCGGCGGCACGTCTACCGCCTCGCCCCTGCGCAGCGCCCCGCGTAGCACGTTTAGCGCCGCCGAGATGCGATCTAACAGCGCCGTGCTCACCACTTCAGGCGCGCGTTCCAGCGCCGTGTCCGTCGTCTCCGGGGCGCGCGGCGCGTCCGCTGCGTCATCCGGCTTCCCTGTGCGTTTGGTCATCGCCTGTAGTACTCCTTTGCTCCATCGCCCAGCATCCCCTTCAGCGACGCCTCGCCTACCATGCGCCCAAACACCGGGTCATCGTAGACGCGCGACATATCGCCCCACTGAATCGCGCCCGCCTTCCACGCCTCGAAGCGCGCGCCGCCCATCATGGCGCGCTGGCGGTCTTCGCTCTGCCGCGCGAACCAGGCCGGGCCGCTCTCGACGGCGGGCGCTGCCATCCCGCGTACTTTTGTGACCGAGGTGCAACGTCCGCGATGATGGTCATCAATGCGCGCGTCGAGCGGTAGCTCGGTGCCGTGCAGCGCCACGCAGGAAACGCAGGTCCGGTCATCAAGCGCGGCGATACGGATTTGATACTCGATGATGTGGCTGTTCGCGACGCGATGCGCCACCGCCGAATCCCGCAAGCTCGTCAGTTGCAAGGTGCGCGTCATCTGTTCGGCATACGCCACCGGCAAGCCCGTCACCGCCGCGCGCAGTTCCCGCGCCGCCGCAATCGGTCCTTTGCCCTCGATGAACGCCCGTGTAAGCGCGTTCTGCGCCACCTTGCCCGTCCCTTCCTGGTACTTCTCAAGCGCCGCCGTCCATGCGTCGCTGCTCGTGTACTGCACCAACCGCGCGACCGCTTCCGGGTCTGGCACGTTCCACGCCACGCCCAGCGCCGCCAGTTGCGCATCCGTCATGCCTGCTAGCGCCCCGCCCCGCACCATCGCGCCCGCATTGCGCACGCCGCTCGCCACCACGTCATCGGCCACGCTGTCGATCAGCGCGGCATTGGCACGCAGCGCGTCGTCCAGGTCGGACAGCAGCGCGCGGGCAACGGCGTTGTCGGGCGTCAATCGCTTGCCTGCTTCGGCCAGTCGCGCAGCCTCGGCTTCCAGTTCCTTGAGCCGCTTGCCGAGCGCGCCCCGCTCGCTGTTCGCCGCAATCGCGCGCACGACAGGGCCGACCAACCGGGTATAGTCACGGTCGATCATCTGCCCCACCAGGCGCACAGCGCGAACGCGCGGGTCGTCAGGCACGTGTTACGTCGCCCCGTAAGCTGTGACAATCGGGCCGCTGTTGGGCACCTTGAGATTCGACGTGCTGGTTGCCACGCCCATCACCGTGAGGTAATCGGTCGCGACCAGCCAGTCGGCCAGCGGCGCAATCAACCCGGCCTCGCTCAGCACGTAGACCGTGCCCGCCGTCAGTTCTTCGCCGGTCGTCATATTGCCGCCGGTCAGCACCTTAATCGGCCCGCCGTCGATGCTGGCCGTGAGCGCAAAGCCCGCCGCCGCATCCAGGTCTTCGTCGGTGCAGTCCGCCAGCACGTACGTATTCGAGGCGTTCAGGCAAACCGCCTTGCCCTGCGCAATCGTCTCGCCTGCGGTGCCTTCCACCACAATCGCGCCGCTGCCCGCCACCACCTTCGCCGCTGTCAGTGTCACATCAGCCATCGCTCAGTCTCCTATGCGTGCAGCTTCACGCCGCTGGCATGAACGCGCACGACCATCGCGCTTGTCGTGCTGGCCGTGCCGACGTAGGTAATGTAATCCGTGCCGCCAGTCAGGTCCGCATACAGCCCGATACTTCCAGCGGTCGTGTTGAGGAAATACGCCTCGCCTGCCGTCAGCCCCGTTGCGTTCATCGGGCCCGATGTCAGAATCTTCACCGGTTGCCCGCTACTCGCGCCGGTCAGCGCAAAGCCCGCCGCCGCCGCTGTTTCCAACGCGCTCGCGTCCGCCAGCTTGTAGGTGTTGGTGGCCGTGTCCAGATACACCACCTGCCCCGCTGTAATCGTCTCGCCAGCGGTGCCCCATTGCGTCTGTGCGCCCGCCCCCGGTGTGGGCGCGGTTAATGCTACTGCTGCCATTTATGCCGCTCCTTCAATCTCGAATGGAGGCAGGTTCAGATTGCCCGCCAGCGAACTTAATGCGCCCCGTTGCCCTTCCTGATATTCCTCGTATAACTCGTTTATCTTCGCGCTGTCCCACTTGAAGATGGGAGCCATCTGGCGTAGCGCTTCTTTGACCAACCCCATGTCCACCAGCGTTTTGGCGTTCTCCACAACCTCTTTGTCGTTGCGCAACTCGGCTTCGTCCCACACCGCCCTAATCGTCTTGAACTCCGGCGGTGGGCTGCCAAACGCCGCCTGTATCCGCCACGACAGGCGCACGAAGTCCTCCCAGCGGTTGCCCGCGTTGACCTGGAAGCGGCGCACCTTGCCGAGCAGCCCAATCTCGCGCTGCTTCAGGGACTCGCCACTGGCGTTGTCGCTGCCCATGAACTCCGGCGCGGGCGTGCGCGTGATCTTGCCAATCTCCGCCGTCAGCCATTGCGCCTGCTGGATATAGGGCATAATCTCGCCCTGCGGGAGCATCCCCACGTCGGCCACTTGGTCCTTGTCTAGCCCGCCGTCCGCGCCGATGACAATCCACGTGCCCGGCATGATCCCCGCAGGCGGCTTGAAGCCCTTCGCCCAGCGCACGCCAAACCCCGTCAATTCCGCCGTCATCACCATCGAGTACAGCGTGCGATTGAGCGCATCTTGCAGCGGAATGGCGTTCTCAATCTCACTCATCCCGTAGGGGTCATAGCTGCTGCCCCGGTTCGGAATATGCACGACCGGCACGCCCACCGGCTGGCCGTTCCACAACAGCGGCGCGGGCCACGGCTGGCCCGGCTCCTCGTAGCGCATCAAGCCACCCTCAGCCCTGCTGATGTAGCGCTCGATGCGATCCGCGTAGTACACCGTGACGCGCGTTGTGTCGCCCAGCGTTTCGCGCGACTCCTGCCACACCTTGAGCGCCACCTGCACGCGCCCGCGCGCGTCGTGATGCACCAACATGCCGCTACTGCCGTCATACGCCGGTTCGTGCGTCCACACCACGCGCTTTTCGTCGTTGTCCCAGGACGCCATCAGGTACGTGTCTGCGTCTCGCAGCGCGGCGATGGTCGTATCCCCTTGCAGCGCGTCGAACCGGTTGGCTTCGCATAACTCCATCGCCCACGCCGTTGCCGCGTCTACATCCGTCTCAAAGCCGGTCAGCGTCAGCCGGTCGCCCATCGTGGCGATCACGATGTCCATGTAGTTGTCGTTAAAGCGCGTCGAACTGTTGCGGTCCACCCGCAACATCTTCGCCATTTCCGGCGTCAGTTCGGCGCGGTGATCACCCTCGGCATACTCGCGGAACAGCTTGACTTTGGCGGCGCGCGCAGCCTGGTCAGCGGCCCAAGCGTCGAGCGACATGCGCAAGTTCAGCGCGCGGGCCTCCGCCGTCGAGAGCGCGGAACGTATCAGTGATAAGCTCATGCCCACCTCGTTACAGTTGCCGTGACCGGCTTGCGCCCGGCGTCAACGCCCATCACCGCGTACCGCTGCGCGTCCATCGCGTGGTCGCCTGCCTTCAACGGTTCATCCTTAATCCCGTAGCGGTTCTCGGCCCACTGATACGACTCGTATTCCGAAATCGTCCAGACGCAATCGCTGCGCACCAGCAAGCGCGGCTTGCCGTCCGCCTGTCGCATCAAGCGCGCCTTGACCGCCTGGATGCCCGGCTGCACGCTGTTATTCGCTTGCTCGGCAGGCAGCCCGGCGGCGCGCATCTTGGCGATGTAGTCCGGCTCGGACGGGTCACAGTAAAACGCCTTAATGCCCCACGCCGCCCGCGCCTGCTTTGCCACGTCCACCCACTCATCAATCTGGCGCTGGCGCTGGTAGTATTCCGCCACCTGCCACATCCGCCCGTCGCCGTCAATGCCGAACACCAGCAGCACGCCCGGATTCGCGAAGCCCCAGTCCATCCCCGCTACCGTGTACACAAATGCGCCATCGGGCGGCGTGGTGAACGTGTGCAACTCGCGCCGGAACTCCGGGTAAACCAGCCCCTCGAACGCGACGAACTCCCCACCCAACTCCTGCGCCGCGAAGTCTCCGCTGTAGGTGTTCTCCCACGCCTCTAGGATGGACTCGTCGAGAAACACGTTTTCGCGGCTGGTCGCGTGGATCATGCGCCGCGCACCCGCGTCCGCCACGAACAACTGGTACACCCAATTGCGCCCGCGCGGGGTCGTCGCCAGCCATGCGAAGCCGCGCCGCCCGTATTGCCGCAAGCGCCCCACCATGATGTCCCACACCCGCTGGACATACATGGCCGCTTCGTCGCCAAACCACCACGTGATGGAGGGCCCGCGCAAGCGATCCGGCGTCTCCGTGCTTCTAAACAACACCTCGGAGCCGTTCGAGAGCGTGACCGCCATATCCGACTTGTTAAACTGCTGCACCAGCCCTTGCGCATCGGCAAGGTCGAGAAACGTGCGCAGCGTCGCATCGCGGAGCATCGGGTACGTCGGCGCGGTCACGACGCCGAGGTTGGGCGTGCGCACCGCGTGCCGTCCGACCCTGCCCAGCGCCGCCATCAGCCCGCGCACGCAACCGGCGTGCGACTTGCCGCTGCCAATGCCGCCGATGAACGCGGCCTCGTGCGCCGACAGCCCGACGAACTGCCCCTGCTTCGCGTAGAGGTCAATCGCCGTCGTCGTCATACACCACACCGTTGATCACGAATTGCAGCGCCGCGCCCCCCGCTCCGCTAAGCTCGCTGCGCTGCGTCGGCAGGTCGTTGAACTCCGCGCGGCTCTCGTTGAGTACCTTCGCCGCCGCTGCTGCCAGCGCGTTAATCTCGGACGGGGCGAGTACGGCATCCTTGCCACTATACGCCTGCATCGTTCGCGCCAACTGCCCCACCAGCGCGCGCACGACGTTCTGCCGCTGCTCTCGCTGCTTCAGGCGGTCGGCCTCGAAGCGCGCCCGCACCTGCTCATCCAGGTAAGCGTCATAAGCGCGGGCGCGTGCCACCCACTCGTTCTTAGCGGCCCATGCGCGGAAGTACCCAGGCGTTATGGATTCCGTACCCTCTTTGTACTTTTTCCATGCCGCGTCAATCGACCGTTCCGCCGTCGGAAGCGCCCGGTATTTACAGAACGCCGCATACGCCTTCGCGCTCTCGTCCGCGCGCTGCTCCCAGGCGTCGCCCTGCGTGTCCGGCGTCAGCTTCGGCGGCGCGGCCATCAGGCGTCGCTCCTGCATTGCAAAGCGGACGGGTCGGAATCGAACCGCCACACGACGCGGGAAGCGCCGCCGCTACCATTAGCCGTCCGCATGTAAACGTTTCCCTCGGTACATCCGCGCGCCAGCCTCGTCAATCGCGCTGTACGGCAGTTCTGGCACAGTCAGGCGCGCACGGTAGGACGGGTCGAGAAAATAGACGTAGCGCAGCTGGAAGCCCTCAAGCGGGTATGCCCCCGCCTCGATAAACGGCTTCATAGACGCCGCACCAGTCTCTT